AAATTCTTTGTTTTAAGGTTTCTTCTATACATTTTGCCAAATTTTGTCTAGACTGGCCTTCAGGAACTTCTGCTAAATTCATATAAATTGTAATAAATGGAGTTTGTCCATTAGTAGTCATAAGTGTTAAAATTTGATATTGAAGAGTTTGTATTCCTGCTTCAATATCCATATTAACTAATTCTTCAATCATTTCTTCTGTATATGTAGGAAATTTTTTCTTATATTTTTTTCTAGTTTCTTCTACAAAAGGAGAGAGATGGGCTAAGGAAATACTTTGTCCCCCATATTGAGAACTAGCTACTTGAGCAATAATTTGTGTTGCAATATTACAAGCTGTCGAAAATTTGTGTGGTTTGTCAATATAACTTTTACTAATAACAGTTCCATTTTGAAGCATATCTTCTAAGTTAATTAAATCACAATTATGAATTGGTTGTAAAAAATAATCTGCATCATGAAAATGAATAATTCCTTCTTTATGTGCTTTAACTATGTCTGCGGGAAGAAGTCTTCTTTTTGTTGCATCTGTTGATACGACTCCTGCAATATAATCTCTTTGAGTAGTAGCTAATTTAGAATCTTTATTAGAATTTTCTTTACTCCAATAATCGTTAGTGTTTTCAATTATTTCGTTAATAGTTTTATCAATAGTGTTTTCTCTTGCATTATCTCTATCGTGTCTATATTCAATATACACGGTAGCGACGTCTTTTCTCTTGCATGACATTAAACCATGTTCGATTAAAGTTTGAATTTCGTTAATAGTTAATTCATTAGGTATCCCTTCCATATATCCAAGAATATAATCTGCAATATTTTGTGCTTTTTCTTCTGCATAGGTAGTAATTTCTCCATCTACCGCAGAAAATGCTTTTAAGACAGCAGATTTAATCTTTTCTGGATTAAACTCTTGTCTAGTACCATCTCTCTTGATAATAAAATATTTAGCCATTGTTTACCTCCTAATTATTTTTATATTTTAAGGCTGTAAATATATATAAAAATCTAAGATATTAAATTAATTGATATTGTCCTTAGCAACATTGCTTGCCCAAGTAATAATTGGCTCATATGGAGGATATGATGTACCAGAAGGATAACAAGGATAAGATTCAGGTATGCGAATTACTGCGGGAGGTTTTTCTTCCTTCCCACATAACTCCTTATATTTATTTATATACCAATCTGATTTTCTTAAATCCTCTTCGCCATTCTTATCTGCTGCTCTGTATCTATATTTCCAAGCATTTAATTTACAAAAAGTCATAGCTTCTTCAATTCCAAAAATTAAGACCATTTCATCTATACATTCCATACCATTTTCTCTATTATAATGTTTAGGGTGGTTTACTGCTTCACTCATTTTTTATTCTCCTTATTTAAATATTTTTGTTTAAAGTATCCATAAAAAGTTAGTTTGTTATTTTGTTTTTCCTTTAAATTATAAAATCTATGAGATAATTTAAAACAAATTGTATGATCATTTCCTTGTTTTTTTAATAACTCTTCATCAGAATAAATATTATTTATATTAGAACAAAAGGAATACATATTGGTTTGTTCTTGATTTAAATTATCAATCCAATCTTTAGAAAAACAATTATTTTGATATCCATAGAAAATAACACCGTCTTTTAGAAAGTAATGTTTTAAATAATTATAATGTTTCCAGTAATTACAGAGCATTTTATAAATATATCCTAACATATCATTATTAGGTTTAGAATACATTAAATTATAAGTAAAATTATTAAAGAAAAATTTTTTGTCATCAGAGATATATTTTTCTCTTATTGCCCAAAAATCTTTATTTATTATATCATCTAAAGAAAAATCTTCTATAAATAAATATGTTGCATCAATCCACATTCCACCATAACTATATAATAAAAATGCTCTAATTATATTAGATAATGCAGTAATATTATCTTTAATATTGACTTTTAAATAATTAGGTAGTTTTATATACTGATTTAAATTATTCTTTGTTAAAAAAATCAATTCAACTTTATCTTGCGGAAGGTGCTTCCGCATAGACTCAACGCATATTTTTACAAGCTCTGGTGCATTATCAAAACCTTGATACCACATAACCCAAATAGGCGTTTTTTCAAATTTTCCTTGATATGTTTTTTCAGGAATAATATCTTCTATTTCATATCGTTTAATTAATTGAATAACATCATTTTGCCATATAAGTAAATTTCTATAATTCATATTATTCTCTTTCTGCGGAGACCAAGGCTAGTTGGTAACTAGCCTAAATCCGCATCTTCTATATTGTCAAATAATCTAGCAGTTAAAACAGATCTGTCATAGGGACAATAATAAATTATATAATCAAATTTAATAAAATTTTTGTCTTTATCAAAATGAGAAACCATTCTTGTTTTACAATTATACAAGCAAATTTCTTGCTGACAAACTGGACAATATTTAAAATCTTTACTAGCTAACATGCTTCCTCCTCATACTCTTCTTCTATTGTTCCTTGAACAGTCATTCTTTCATGTTCAAGTTTTATATCACAGTCATCTACTTCAGTAATTTTGTATAACTGATGTGATTCTGTTGTTGCATATGTTTTTCCAACAAATTGATCATCTCGTCTATAACCAGTTATCATCAACATAGTTCCACGTTTAAACCAACTTTTTTCAACCACTTTTTTAGTGCCATCTGGCTGAATTTGACTAATCTGTTTTTTAAACATGCTATAAAATTCTCTAGTAAACTTCACAGTTACAACACCCGTAGTAGTTAATAAACTAATAGAAGATTTTGTATCATTTTTAGCAATTACAGTTCCCGCAATTCTGTATAATTTAAAAATTGGAATTTCAACATTTTTTCTTCTTATGTAATAATCAACTTCCGAAGGGATGAGCGAATTAAAATCTACAATTCCATATTTAAAGAAATCTACATTTTTTAATTCATGGTCTCCATGATAGAAACAAAGAGATTCCATTTCCCAATGTGATGGAGTTCCTTTAGCATATTTATCCCAATATTCTTTGAACAACAACATATTATACTGAGACAAAACTGTTTGTTGAGATTCTTTTAACCAATCACGAGCTGTATCCATATATCTTTGATAAATTTTATCCCAAACCTTTTGTTCAATACAAAAGACTCCATTAATAATTTGTACTAAATCAAGAACATCTGGTAAAAACTTTTCGAGAAAAGCAATACAGATTTGATCTAATTCAAAATATTGTCCAACTTTTTTGTTTGCTTTAAGATGTTTTGTAAAGTTAAATATTCTTATTTGCAACTCAAGTTCTTTTGGAACCATTCCCTTTTGAATCAAACCATTAAAGTTCTGTAAGTTAAGTTGCTTTTTTGGTTCGCAGATTTTAGAGATATAATAAACCATAATCTCTTTTCTATTCTGCAATTGAGTTTTTATTTCATCAAATGCTCCAGCTTTAATTAAATTAATCATAGCTGTTTTATTAAGGGGGCATCTTTGCATAAAATCTTTGATTCCAATATAAGGACGACCCGCCTTAATTTTTTCAATTATCTCTTTATTGATATTGCTTAATGCTTTCAAACCATATAGGATTCTATTGTTTTTTACATCTGGCTCAAAACCAAAATCTGAAGTATTGATGTTGGCTAATGATACATCAATTCCTTTGGAAGTAATATCACCAATAGCCTTAGCAATCTTTGCATAATCAGCATTCTTTTCTTTTATTTTACCTTTACGACCAGGCAAATCTTCAAAGGTGTAGTTCTCATAATCCTCTGGCTCATAGATATCCACGACTTCCTTTTCCGGATCTTCCAATGAACCACTATTCACTACAAGACACGCAGTATCCCAATAGATAGGATTCCATCTTGTTGCGAGATATGCGGTTTGATAGCCTATGTATGAGTATGCTAGAGCATGGATAATTGAGAATGAATATCCCATCTGCGGGCCGATACCACATTTCCATACATACTGACCAAGATTTGCGGATGCTGCTTGATCTAAAACTTTCTCCTTCAATTCTGGGATCTTCGACATCTGCTTTTTACCGACAATTTTTCTTGCGGCATTTGCTTCCGCAAGATTAAAATGACAGATTGCATCATCCATCAACATCTTCATCAGCTGTTCCTGACTAGGGGGAACTCCATAAGATGGTTTGAAGTATGGCTCTAAGGTCTTCATTTCAGCTTCGGTTAAACCAGCCCACTTCATTTCTTGATACCATAGGTTAATATCGTTCTTAAATCTGATATATTTCTCCATTGGAGTCTCGGCGCCTTTTTCTGCGGTCATCAATCTCATTAGACCATTTGCGTCCGATAACTCCAACATAGTTCCAGGTTTAATCTTCTTCGCAGCCTGACTTCCTACATCGCTATCAAACTGGAAGATGTTAAGAATATTTCCTTCCTGGATATTTTTCCATACTTCTTTATTTTTAATGTCAAGTACATCTGGATGAAGATACTTGTCATATACTTCTCTTAAAGTTAAATCTGACTCAATTTCTCCCGCTTCCTGTAAGAACTTGATACATTGAGTAATCTTATCCTGTACGTCAGTAAGCAAGAAATCATACTTCGTCATGCCTGCGGCTTCCGCCATGTGCAGATCATACTGGGTGATGACATCTCCACTCGGGGTCTTCATAAAACAACCGAACTCATATGGATCTTCATCAAATAAGATAACACCCGAAGCATGGCTGCCGCGAGAGCTTACCAATCCTTCAACACCCCTCATAATCTCAAGCAAACCAGGATACTGTGCAACTTCATTGATGAAGGTAGTTACTGGCTTTCTGTCTTTCTCCGGATCTCCATGAAGCACTTCATCAAGAGTCCAAAGGAAACCTCTTTCTTGCGGGATTAGGGATGAGAGATACTGAGCTACATCAACATCAATGCCATCTGGATAGTCTTCCGATCTATATCCGCGGCAAGCGGTTAAAATTGTTGACTTTGTTGATTCAGTTGAGAATGTTGCAATCAAAGTACAACCCAAATTCTTACGTGACAAATCATCTATGTCTGCCGCGAACTTCTTTCCTCTCTCTTCCTTGATCTTTTGTATGATCATAGGACGTTTACTAGGACATAGATCCAAATCAATATCACCAAGTTCTGTTCTTTCTTTGTTAAGGTATCTCCAGAATGGAAGATCCCACTTAATCGGATCAAGCTGGGTTACTCCTAACAGATAGTGGTTTAGACCTGAACATGACGAGCCTCGTCCCGCTCCAACCGTACTGCCGCATTCCCAGAATAAATTGATATAATGCTGAAGGGTGATAGGATAAGCGAACATATTTGTTCCCAATTTTTCTCCTATTGTTCTTTTAATATCAGCTTCTTCCTCAAGACGAGAAAAATATTGATCATTTGCTTTGTTTAACTCGGCTAACTTATTTACACACTCATTAACCCAATATCTTTCATATTTATCCTCTGATTTATACATATCATATAAGATAGGATATTTTTCTTTAGGATCATTTTCTTTAGCACCATAGTTACCCCAATAACTTCTATCATAATCCTTAACTTCCACCGAAGGAATAACTTGCGGATGCTCAAGGCTATACCATTCAATCTTATCATAAATCTTCATACTATTCTGACAAATTTGCTCATAACTATCCACAATAGATGGAGTTAAATTCTTAATAATATCTGCTTCATCTTGTAAGTAAGCATACTCATAGAATTGTGCGGTTTCTCTTTCTCCGCCCTTACTGTTCAGATATGCTTCATGCACATATCTATCTGCTTTTGTAAGATAGTGCGCATCAGAACCAAGTACCATCTTAACACCAAAAACCACAGACAATTCTGCAATCTTCTTGTTTACAATGATCTGTTCTCTTGATGCAGCAGGTGCTACTTCAAAATAGAAATCATCGCCAAATAATCCTTTGCACCATAAAACAAAGTTAATAATTCTTTGTTTATAGTTTAAACTTCCTTCTTGATCCCCGATTTGTCTAGCTTTCTCAAGTTCAAGAATACTAAAGCCAAGCTCACCACCAATACAAGCTGTGGTCGCAATAATATGACCGGGATCTCTACTAATTTCTTCTTGTAAATCTTTCTTTAAGGTTGGAACTCTCTCCAATCCTCTATCAAAATAAGAGTTCATCCAAGCACGAGAAGATAATCTTCTAAGTTGCTTATGACCAACTTTATCTTTAGCAATCAATATAAAATGGAAATACTTTTGACCCATTCCTGCTTCATCAACAAGATAAATCTCATTTCCTAAAGCAATCTTAAAGCCAGGATTCTTTTCTCTTATTTTCTTTGCATATTTATTGATCTCAATATGACCAGATAATGATTCATGGTCTGTGATAGCAACACCAGCTAAGCCGATATCAATAGCTCGATCAATAAGTTTCTCAGGTCTATTAATACTGTCAAAGTAAGCGAATATTGCTATAATGACTATGACTATGGCATTCAAATCTTTTCATTTAGCTAATTCTTCCCTCCTATCTTTACCGTATATTCTCAATAAAATAATCTGAGTTGGTATGTGTTTTTATTTTAAATTCTTCCCATTCTTTTTGTGTTAAATCTCTTTTTGATAAATTTTCAAAAACAGTTAATATTTGTAAATTATTTATTTTATTAGTGCCACCTTTAGATTTAGGAATAATATGATCCAAACTTGGTTTTGCCCAATCATAAAATGTATTATTCTCTTTTTGATGCTTTAACCAAAAATTATACACTTTATTAAAATTAATATTGGAATAGAAATATTCTATTGCTTGTTCATATTCTTTTATATCACAATATTGATAATAATTATCAGTTGAACCTGTCATCAATAATTTATGAATACATAAAAATTTTTCAAAATTATCAAATTTAGATATAAAATCTTCTGTAATATCTTGTCGAGAAGATGCTAAAAAAGCCCTTTCTTTTCTTCCACAACCACAAGTTGTTTGAATATAGTTTCCATTTGGTGTTAGATAAGAAAATCTCACTTGTATTAAATCAGGTCTATTGCACTTTAAGCATTTACAATACATTAATGTTCCAAGATAATTTGATTCTTTTCTTTCTTTTTTAGGAACTATTCCTTGAATTAACAAATATCCACATTGTTTACCAATATAATTTTCTGGTTTTTCTTTATATGCTTTAATTTTTTTTGCATAATCAGGATTTAAAATTTGTTGTTTAAAACTTTCTAAATCATAATTATATAATTCTCCGCCTTTTCGCTGCGGTTCTGGAATTAATTCAGATTTAATTCTACCTTCTTTTCTCCATTTAGATAATGTACTTTTGGGAAAATCTTTTTGATAATATTGTTTATAAACAATATTTAATTCTTGATAGTTTGCCATAATTACACTCCCTTATATTTATTTAGACTTTTAGTCTCTATAAATATATAATTATGTTAATATGAACCTTAATTTGATATGACCAAATTAAGAGAGTTAAAAAACTCTCTTATTTTTATATAATAATTATATCATATTTTTTATTAAAAGTCAATAAATTGGATATTCTAATTCTTTACAATTAAAAAATTCTTGCAATGCCGCCCGTTCACTACATAAATTGGTTGGAGCTTCATAGACTATTAAAACAATAGTATCAGCATTAAATTTATTTAAATAATATTCAAATGCTTTTAATGTTTTTTCTTTATCAACAAGAGAAAATAACAAGTTTCTATATTCTATCATTGTAGGACATATGCAGGCGTCGCTTCGTTCTTTACAAGGACAAGTATGTGTTCCATATTTCTGGACTATAAGCGGTTCATACCGAAGCCCGCATACTATTCCTCTTTTATCTATGTAATATTTTTCATTTATTGGAGGTCTGTACCATGCCGGATCAGAAATCGCCGTGGATACAGGTACCATATTAGGAGTAAAGTTCCGGATCTGATAAAAATAACTGGTTTTAATCTTCATTAGAATTATCTCCAAACTCATTTAAAAGATTTATAAAAGCTAGTTCATCATATCTTTGATCTAAATCTTCTGACTCAGAAGGAGCTACTTCATCTAAATACCCAATTAATGAGTCAAAATACCATGGCCAATTGTCTACACCTCCTGTTAAAAGAGCGGTAAATTCAGCCTCTTCTCTAAGTAGGTCTATTAGCCTTTCTTCAGATATTTGATATATTTTCATTAATGAATCCCCCCCATTCCATGATTTGATATGCTTCCTCATGAGAAAGACAGCCAACAGATGCTGCTGTCTACAAGTGTTTTAGTAAAAGTATCATCCTCTACTAATTCATCAGCAAGATCTATAATTATATCTTTTATATTTTCAATATCTTCTAACTTAGTAGCTGTTTGGATTTCTTCATCCTGAGGAAAATCATTTTTTAAGTAATCTAAAAGAATTTCTTCATCTATATCAATTTTTTCAACTTTTCGTGTTGTTACAAAAAATTCCATATTTATCTCCTTAACAAGTTATTTTAGGTGTTCCTAAAATACAATGGCATATTCCATTTCCACCATTATTAGGATTATTAGAACAAGTTGCACATGGGTCTACCCATTCTATTGGCATAAGATGTTCTAGCATATTTTTTTGATTTTCAATTATCTGTTTTATTTCATCTGGTTTTATTTTCCATTGTTTTCTTTCAATAGCTTGATCAATCGTTATTCTATGATAATTTTCAATTTGACTAAGTAATCCACCTTTAATACTAGCTCCAAGGTTAAATACTCTAAAATGATAAATGTTTGAAGCTAAATTAACATGATTATGTCTAAATGTATGTCCATGATCGTGACCATGGATATTCATACACCAATCTTCTAATCCTTCAATTGGTTCATGACTAAGTAATATTCTATCTGCGATAAATAATGGACCAGTATATACTTCATTAAAATGATTAGCTACTTTACTTAATACATCATGATTCCCAGTAATAAGAACTTTATAACATTTTAATTCGTCAAAATAATTTGGATTGCCTACATCTCCAAGGTGAATAAGAGTATCCCCTTTCCGCACATCCTGTTTTATTATTTCCATATGCTTTTGTGGAGTAATCCAGTTTGGATCCATAAGTTTACAATCTGAATCATCAAAGTGAGTATCAGAAATTATATAAACTGAACCTGCTACACTCCATTTTTGAAATATTGGGTATAATGAGTTAATCATTTTTTTTCTACTCCTATATGGCAATAATAGCCAGTTCCAGGATAAGGACCGTCCCCTTTATCATAGCCAGCGCTTTCAATGCAAACTTTATCTTCTTGAACTTGAAAATATTCAGCAAGAATTTTTTTAATATCATGACTATTTAATTCAATAATTGTTTTCATATTAAAATGTTCCTTTCAACTCCGTTTCCATGTTTTCAAATTCATTTTTTAAATCTTCTAAAGCCATATCTTCATAACTAACATCTTGAGAATCTGAATAAAGATCTATAGCTTCCCAATATCCAGGCCAATTATCTACACCAGCACATTCAAGAGCATTTAATTGATTTTCTTCCATTAATAATTCTAATAATCTTTTTTCATTTATTATATAGTATTTCATATTTCATTCCACTTTTTCCATTTTAATAATTTCGTACACTACGTCCCCATTATCAAGCCCATAAATTCTTTTACATTCTTCTAAAGAATCTACAATACAATGTCGTGTTATCCACTCCCAATTACTCATAGCATCTGCAAATTTAAAAATGATATGATACATTTTATTTCTCCTTTTATTTCATTAAAATCAGTTTCTGACTACCCTTATATTTATCTCTTATATATTTTATTAATTATATCTTCAGCAATTCTATCCAATCCTTCTTCTATAGACTCATTTTCTTCTATTTTATAATGATTTTTATAAAATGGATCGAAAAAATATTCATTTATAAGAGTTTTAGAAATTTCAAATTTTAAATCGCTTTTATGTAATGTATTATATTTTATTTTTCCAATAAGAAGACTTTTTAAAGTATCTTTACTAACTGTAATTTTTTCTTTCATATTTTACCTCATTAAAACCAATTTCTGACTAGCTCTAGTTGTCGCTGTATATAACCATCGTGCATGTTCTGTCTTGTCAAAGGGAAAATTTTCTTCTACTACAAGTACTTTTTCCCATTCTGAACCCTGGGAAGCATGACATGTGAGTGCATACCCATAAGTTGCTTCTCTGGGAAGAATATCACCAAGCGTCTTCCGCTGTTGACCAATTTTATATGCTACTCTCCAATCAACGCAAGGACATTCTTTTAATAAAAAGTCTTTATCAAAATTAACTACTCCAAAAGATTTCCCGCCATCAGGAATAAACTCTCCCATAATAGTAGGGATTG